TGCGACATTCCAAGCCATCACTGGCGTGGTAGCGCGTTCCGCGTGTGTGGACGATGACGGTAACGGTACCGGTCCTTTGCCTGCCGCGGTCGAGCGGCCGAAGGATGTTGATGATTGGATGGCCGACGCGAAGGCGCTGGCGGATGAGGGTTCCGAGCGACTTCAAGACCTATGGAAGAAAACGCCCGCCGATATTCGGCGCTTCATCGTCACCCATGAGGAACTGTGGTGGAAGGAAACGAAGCGGAAGGCGGAAAAGGCCAGCAATATCGGAGGGACGACTCCATGAAATTCACGATTATCGAAGCCGAGCAGCGATCGGTCGATTGGTTCCTTGCGCGCGCCGGTCGGCTGACTGGCTCCAAAGCGGACGCGATTCTCGCTAAAGGGAGAGGTGGTGCCGAGTCTACCCAGCGGCGAGATTACCGTATTCAACTAGCATGTGAGCGCCTGACCGGCAAGCCTCAGGAGGCCGGTTACATCAATGCCGAAATGCAGCGCGGGATCGACATGGAGCCCGCCCACCTTGCGCAGTATGAAGCCTTGACCGGCGACATCGTGCGGCGCACTGGATTCTTGCGCTGCGATGATCTTCCCGTTGGCTGTTCGCTGGACGGGGATATTGATGACTTTGCTGGTCTCTGGGAAGGCAAGGCACCAAAAACTTCCACCCATATCGGCTACCTGCGTGACCCAGCTACGTTGCTGGCCGATTACCGGGCTCAGATCACGCACAATCTTTGGACGGTGCCGCAAGCGCAATGGCTGGACCTGAGCAGCTTCGATGACCGACTGCCGCAGCCATTGCAGATGGTGGTCGTGCGCGTGATGCGCGATCAAGTCGATATCGCCGGCTACGAAAAAGAGGCGCATCGCTTTCTGGCCGAGGTCACCGTTGAGGTGCGCGAATTGACGGATCTCATAAAATTAAGGGAGGCCGCATGAATATCGACGAGAGCCCGTTCGATTCCGGCGATACCTTCCAAGGCTTGCCAGTCCCAGCCAAGCCGATGAGCGTTACCGAAGAAGCCGCGCACGCATTGAACCGCGAAGAAGCGGAGGCGGAAATCAAGAAACTCGTCGGCGAATCGCGTGACATCGTGGCCGTTATCGATACGGCAAGCCGCGGAGTCTGCCACGATTCCATGATGGTGCTCAAGAACATGCGCATCACTGTGGAGAAGCGCGCGAAGGCTGGCCGCGACCGAGCCGTGCAATACAGCAAGGCCGTGATCCAGATTGAGAAAGAATTGATCGCGATGGTCGGGCCAGAGGAAAAGCGCCTTGCTGCATTGCGCGACGCTTTCGACACGATCAAAGAACGCGAGCGACAGGCAAAGGTTGAGGCGGAATTGAAACGGCAAGCCGACATTCAGGCTCGCATCGCCGAGTTGCGGGGTTGCCAGACGCTGAGCCCGACCAATGGATCGGTATTGATCGCGGAGCATATCGCTGACCTTGAAGCGATTCCAGTCGACGAATCGTTCGATGAATTCCGCCAAAGCGCCGACGATGCGAAAACGGCTGCACTTGCTCGACTGCGAGCGATGCACGCCGCTGCGGTTGCCCATGAAGCCGAGCAGGCCAGGATCATCGCCGAGCGTGCCGAGCTGGCCGCGTTGCGCGCCGCACAAGAGGAACGGGACCGCCACGCTCGAGCCGAGCAAGCGCGCAAGGACGCCGATGCTCAAGTTGAGCGGGACCGGCTTGCCGCGATTGCCCAGGCCGAGCGGCTGGAGAATGAGCGTATAGCGCGCGAATCCTTGAGACTTGAGCGCGAGCGCATTGCAGCAGAGGAAGTGGAGGCAATACGGCTGCGGGGTATTGAGCAGGCAAAGCAGGTTGAGGCCGCACGCGCGCATGCCCAGGAGCTTCGCCAAGCAAGGGAGGCATTGGAAGCTGAGGTGGCAGCAAACCGCGCCAGAGAGTCTGAGCGGGCCGCAGCGATTGAGGCTGCCGCTGAGATCGAACGCAAGAAGAACGCCGAGGAAGCGGCTGCCCTGGTCGCTCAGCGTGCCCAATTCGAGGCCGAACAGGCTGAGATTGCGCGACAGCAGGCCGAAGCGAACAAGCCGAAGCCTAGCAAGGCTCAGTCGAAAGTTCCGTCCAAGCTATGCGCCGATCTGGAATCTCACCTAGACGCCATCGATGCCTACGTATTCAGCAGTGACACCTTCGAAACCGACAAAGCGCGGGCACGGCTCCGCTATTTCATGGGTCGGTGGGAGCGGGATTTTGCGGCTAAGGAGAAGGTCGCCTAGTTATGGCCGGTCGCAAACCCAAACTAACCGCCGCCGATTTGCAGCGCATCGACCGATTGCGCAAGCGCCGCTGTGGACCGCTGCCGGTCAGCGCGCTCAAGCGACTGTTCAGGGTGTCGCACAACACGCTCTTGGATGCGATCCACCGGCGGGGCGCGTATAGGGAGTGTGCGCGTGGCTAAGTTGCTGCTGCGCAAGACTCTTACAGGCTGGGCGAATGCCGACGATGCCTCTGTGGACGCATCCAAGCGATTCACTGTGGGCGAGACGTTTCGCGCCGAAGTGGTCAAGCCGCGATCGAGAAAGACTCTTGGCCGCTACTGGGTGCTCTGCCAAATGATACTTGATAACTCCGAGTCCTTTCGCAGCAAGGAGCAGGTGAGTGATTTTTTGAAGCTGCGCACCGGGCACACGCTCTCAATTACCGCCAAGAGCACCGGCGAGGTCTTCGAGGTGCCGAGCAGCATCGATTTCGACACGTTGGATGAAACTCAATTCGCCGAATTGTGGCAGCGCGTGTGCGATGTGGTGGTCGCCGACATCATGCCAGGAATCACGCAGCACGAAATCGAATACGAGATCGGGAAGATCGTGGGGATTGCGGCGTGAGCAAAGCCAGCGATTGGTTCAAAGACGAGTACGAATTTCGCCAATTGTGCGGGGATGCGCAATCACAAGCGCGCGGCGAAAGCTCGCAGAATTTCGCGGCTGAGATGGTTATCAAGGCCAAAGAGCACGGCCTCGAAACGTATCTCAGCTACAAGCAACTTGAATGGCTTTGCAAAATCGCGGACTGGGATATCCCAAAGCCGGCACCATGACCAGCAAGTCAGATCAACGCCGGTACGACGCACTGCACCGCTACGGCTGCGTTGCGTGCCGCATTGATGGTCGATTCTCTCAAGGCGATATCCATCACCTCGTAGACAAAGGTACGCGCAAACTGAGCGGCGGCAACAAAAGCACAATTTTATTGTGTCTCTGGCATCACCGTGGACGGCCGCCAGAGGGCTACCAGATTGAGAAGGCGACGGAATCATTCGGGCCGTCACTCAAGCATCAATCGAAAGCGTTTCGCGAGAGATATGGCTCGCAGCGCGAATTGCTCGACAAAGTTAATTCAGAGCTGGGATTGCTGGCGATCAAGGAGCGTAATTGACATGCTCCCCGCCCTAAAGGACGGGGATTCCCTCTACAGGCGTTCGATGTCCCGAACGGAAAAGGATATTTAGAGCAGCGTTAGTATCACGATCATGCGAAGTACCACACTCACTGCATATCCAGTTTCTTATTCCGAGGTCTGCGACACCTTTCGGTCCCGTCTCGCATGCGCAAGACGAACAGACTCGGGTAGAACCATATTCGCTAACCTCTGCGAACCATGCGCCGTGCTTAATAGCTTTATAGCGGAGTTGGTTGCGGAAGCTAGACCAACCTGCATCGAGAACGGATTTCGCCATGTTGGTTTTGGCGAGTCCGGCGGCATTGACGTTGCCTACCGCGATGTAATCGAACTCTCGCACGATGCGGAACGAAAGTTTGTGGTGAAAGTCAGCTCGCGCGTTGCCGATCTTGGCGTGAATGTTGCGCGCGCGGCCCTTCTTGCCCGCACGCTGCGCTACGGCAAGATCGCCCGCAAGTTTTCTCAAATGGCGCGGATTACCGATAGTTTCGCCAGTGGAAAGAGCGGCGAAGTCTTTCAATCCCAAATCAATACCAATAGCGGTAGCAACTTGGCGAGGCGTCGCATCGGCCACTTCAATCACAATGTTCAAGAACCAGCGACCGCGCGCATCGCACGAAAAGCTACTGCCATCCTTGATCTTGCCGTCCGGCAATGGACGCGAATAGAACACACGAAATGTATTGCCCGCGAAGCGGAACGCATCGCCTTCTCGCCTCAAATCTCGACCCTTGAGCGGCACCCAGCCCAAGGACTTTTTGCCGCGCCAGCGAAGAAAGGGCCTCTTTTTCTGACTGCGCGACTTGGCATATTGCTCGCACACCGAGTTGATCGTGCCCGCGTGCAAGCGCAGTTCCTTGCTAGTGCCTGCCGTGAGTTTGTTCAAGTCAAAACCGGACGGCCAGCGCTTGTTCCACTTCAACGCCGACTTTTGGGTTTCGTTGCAGTAATTCCAGACGAAGTTCACCGCTCGCGATTGAGCCTTAAGCAACCCTTCGAGGGACTTGACACGGTAGCGATACACTAGGAGCATGCAGTGCATCATAAGTTGGTCTGTAGTCAATATGCAAGAATTTCGCAAGGAACGGCACAGTGTGTCACGGATTATTGCTCACTTGGTCTGCGTGACGAAGTATCGGCGCGCGGTGTTCGACGATGCGGCAATCCTTTGGTTACAGGGACACTGCAAGAAAGTCTGCAAGGCGATGGGTGCGCAACTGCTGGCTCTGGACGGCGAAATCGATCACATCCATCTATTGATCGAATATCCGCCGAAGCTTTCGGTATCCGTGCTGGTGAACGCGCTCAAGGGCACGTCGAGTCGCTTACTCCGAGCGTCACGCCCAGATATCGCCGGGAAATACTGGCGCGGCGTGCTGTGGTCACCGTCCTATTTTGCAGTGAGCGCGGGCGGAGCGCCGCTGGCGACCATCAAGCAGTACGTCGAGGCTCAGCGCACAGCCAAAACGCCGTAGTCGCCGGACCCCTCTACCTCCCCGCCATGAATGGCGGGGTTTCACGGGGCTTCTGATGAACCACGACTTCCATCCCTACCCCGAGACCCCGCGCCAGTTCGTGCAGTGGGCCGTGCTCGACTGGTGCATCGTCGCGATGATCGACGGGACGCTGACGGTGTGGGATGTGGGTGTGGGATGTGGTGGCGTTGATAATCGCTTTACTTTAACTTTCTTCTGTGAGACTATATCGCTATGAAGAAGAACCGATCCGCCCTAGGCTCCAGGTTGCGCCAAGTTCGTCGAGGTTTAGACCTGACGTTGCGAGACGTGTCAGCTAAGACCGGCCTATCTCAAGGTTACTTGAGCAACATAGAAGCAGGGAGTCCGAATGGCTGTAATCCGAGTCTCGAAACCATTCGCAAATTAACGACCATCTACAAACTAGATCCGTCCGTGTGGTTCTCGCTGTGACCAGTAAGACCGTTATGCCGATTGGGGAACCGCCATGAAAACACTGATCCTGTCTCTGCTACTCGCATCCGTCGCGCATGCGCAACAAATCGTGAGTTGTACGACGCTCGTCTATCAAGGGGCTCCAATGACGGTAACGAGCGCTCCCGCAGGTGCTCCTATTCAAACGCCCGCACCCCCGCTGACAGGAATCATGATGCAAGGGACGGACACGCCATTAGCCTTCGATTTCTCCTACACCAATCAATACTTAATCTACGCCAACGGCATGGGTCAGCCGGGTAACTGGCCGTACAATTTCGCTGCGGAACCGGTTAATTTCACGTTTACGACGAATGCGGCGGATACGCTCGTCACCGCTTGGAACGTGAGTTATGAGTGGACCAATGAGAGCCCTAACACTGTCAGCGTCGTGAGTACGCAGGCGGGGGATACCGTAACGGTGAATGATGAATCACTGGCGCAGCAGTACGGCAGCGGCACGGTAGTCAGCTCCAATATCACGCCCGGTACGTGGGAGTGCTTGTCGGATTTCATTACCCAGTACGCGACGCTGACGGCGCAATTGGCAGCGGCCAATGCGGAGATCACTACTCTAAAGGCACAACTTGCGCAAGCACCCGCAGTAGCAACCCCAGCCGCAGCCCCGGTAGTAGCGCAAGTGGCAGAGGCAACGCCCGCGGCTGTGGTCAGCACAAAAAGCGGAGGCGGCTCGCTATCCTGGGCAGTGCTCGTGGGGCTCGCGTTGATCATTAGACGTGCGAGTGTGGCCGCTTCGATAAAAGAAGGAAATCCAGCATGAGTATCAAACTGACTGGCAAATGCATCGCGTGTGGGAAGCGGTTTGATATCACGCCCCGACTCATGCGAGAGGCAACCGATGTTGGCTGCGCGATCAG